CTCATTTCGAAAACAATTCGACGCCACCTGAAAGGCTCGCTAGAACTAGTACGTAACGTAAACTGTTCCTTGATTCCCTTGTAGTACACCGTGTCTGCAGTTCGAGCTGAGTCATAATTTCCCGGCGCAGATGCGCGGTAACGGGCAGTGGGACACCACAGATAGGCAGCAGTAACTTGGCCGAGTTCAATCTCCTCAAGTGCCGGTTCGTTTGCCGTGGACGGCCAACTTGCCATGTGATCCCTCTTTTTTGTAGACGCCACTTCTAGGATCTGCTTTTGCAGCACTCTTCTTGGCTTTCGGACTGACCGCTTCTTCCATGATTGCGTCCTCCCGTATGAGCGGCGGGGGCGAAAACGGCTTCTTCCCCCACCATACCCCCTTCCTCTCGATTTCCTTGGATACCTTCGCGTAGAACGTGTTCGGTACGACCTTCGGTACGCCATCTTTTGCCATTGTGTCTGAAGACAAATTGGGGGGTAGGACAAGTATAAATACTCGGGCTGTGCCCTGTGTCCTGGGCTATAACATTACTTTCGCCCAGGACACTCACGTGATGCCATTCGCCTTCTCAGCAAAATATGCCTTGCTCACCTACCCCCAGTGCGGCGACCTCTCCCCGCACAGAGTTGTGGAACTCCTTGCAAAGCTTGGAGGCAGCTGCATCGTGGGACGAGAAAATCACAAGGATGGAGGAATTCATCTCCACGTGTTCGTTGATTTCGGACGGAAGTTTCGAAGTCGAAAAGCTAATATATTCGATGTGGACAATCGCCACCCAAACATTGCACCATCTCGAGGAACACCAGAAAAAGGATATGACTATGCAGTCAAAGATGGCGACATTGTGGCAGGAGACCTCAAAAGACCAGAGCCTCGCCGAGCTGGAGATGGCTCGACTATGGAGAAATGGACTTCAATTACGAATGCAGAGAATAGAGAAGAGTTTTGGGAGCTGGTCCACCGAATGGATCCAAAAAGTGCTGCATGCTCTTTCAGCCAACTCAGCAAGTACGCCGACTGGAAATTTGCGATTGACCCTCCCGATTATGAGCACCCAACCGGAGTTGAATTTTTTGGGGGTGATGTGGATGGAAGACATGATTGGCTACAACAATCTGGAATCGGATCTTCTGAACCACTCGTAGGTGAGTTATTAGCCGACGACTCCGGGTTCGGCTACCACTATCAGTCGCGACCTTCGCTGCGCTCCGGGGCTTCTTCTGCTCGCCGAAGCCCCTCCACGTCTACAGTTTCATATACTGACTATGACAGGTAGATGTAGATCCCTATGCATATATGGTGCTACAAGAGTGGGAAAAACTATGTGGGCTAGGAGCCTAGGCGACCACGTCTACTGTGTGGGCCTGATTTCAGGCACCGAATGCATGAAAGGATCTAAGGCCCAATATGCAGTGTTTGACGACATCAGGGGTGGAATCAAGTTTTTTCCAAGTTACAAAGAATGGCTAGGGTGCCAACAATGGGTCACAGTCAAATGCCTGTACAAGGAACCCCAGCTAGTTAAGTGGGGCAAACCCGGGATCTGGCTTAGCAACACAGACCCCCGGTTGGAAATGCTACAAGCTGACATTGATTGGATGGAAGGAAATGTGGATTTCATTGAGATAAACGAGCCTATCTTTCGTGCCAGTAAATAGTAGACTCGCAGTTTATGTACAGCTTCTCCGCAGCAGAATCAGGATCGGCAGTGTTGCCATGGAAGAAATCCGCAATAAAAATATTCCCCAGCGTATGCCTCTTACTATTGGAAAACATACCCGACGTGTCGGCTGATCCAATCTCTCCTTCGTCGTACTGCATAGTCTCTTCGAGGGGGATCCATTGCTTGACCTGTCGAATATCACCGGCATCATTCGTGTTTCGGAAAATGCGGGTCTTATCGTATCGGACCTTGACTTGACTGGGGTCCGTCTGAGCGATCCATCGATCCCACCAATAGATATTCTTACTGCCCCTGTATAGCATAGCCTCAAGGGAGTCCATCTCCGCAACAGTGAGCTGCTTTAGTGGACGAGCGTACGTAACAACTCCCTCATAACCAAGTGCGGGGTCGGCCTCTATACCACCCTTCGGGACCTCATTGGTGCCCGCAACATATTTGTACACCGAAATGAATTCGGAACTTGGCGGTGAGCTCATTTCGAAAACAATTCGACGCCACCTGAAAGGCTCGCTAGAACTAGTACGTAACGTAAACTGTTCCTTGATTCCCTTGTAGTACACCGTGTCTGCAGTTCGAGCTGAGTCATAATTTC